CTAAGCAGGCGCAGCCATGATCAGAGCAGCATCGGGACAAGTCATCGGCGCACAGATGGTCAATGCGACCACAGGCGCAGCCTTTGCCGGAACGGTCACGGTCTACGTCACCGGGGATGGCGGCACGCAGACGCTAGGCGCTGTCGGGAGTGGCATCTGCACGGCAGAGGGTAACGGTTATTACACCTATCGACCGACCGCAGCTGAAACCGATTACGTCCTCATCGCTTTCACCTTCATCGGCAATGGTGCTGTCCCTGCGACGATTCAGGTGGCGACGGTCACCGAGGCTCAAACCGTCGCATCCGCCAACACGACTGGCGGCACCTCTATCACCGTGCGGAATATGATCAAGGCCGCGATGCGGCGGATCAACGTCATTCAGGAGAACGAAGACCCCAGCGGAGACTCCCTCAGCGATGCCTTCGATCGGTTCAATGACTGGGTGGATTCCATCTGCGGCAACGAGCGTCTGAGCATCTACACCGTGACGCGCACGACATGGAACCTCGTCCCAAGCCAAGCCACATATACGATCGGGCTAGGCGGCGATGTGAATATCGTCCGTCCGCAATTCATCAATCAGATCAACTGGATCAATGCGAATCTGTCCGTGCCATTTGAGCAGCAGTTGACGCTGCTGACGGAAGATGCTGAAGCCTCGCTCGCGCTCAAGTCGCTGACCTCGACGTATCCGTTCTACGCCTACTACAATCCGACCTATACAGGGGCTCTGGGAACACTCACGATCTGGCCGACCGTGACCGGAACAGGTCTGCAAGGGGCGCTCTATTACCCACAGCAAGTGAACCGATTCTCGAGCGTGAACGACACGATTGCATTGCCGCCTGGCTATAACCGATTCATGCGAGAAGGGCTCGCACTGGAACTATTCCCTGAGTTTAGGGAGGGGCAGCAGATGGACCCATACCTGATGCAGAGCGCCTCTGAATCGAAGGCTAATATCAAGCGCATGAACAATCGCCTGATGGACCTCCAGAGCGATCCACAGTTGATGTTTGGTAGTCGTCGGTATTCGATCTATACCGGGCCATGAAGTATCCAGGCTTCATCGGGGTGAGCGATAAGACGCAGAGCGTCACCGCTAACCCTGAAGAGACAATCAACTGGTATTATGAATCGCAACCTCAACATGCGAAGAATACCGCTGCGCTTTATCCGACACCTGGCTTCTCTGTCTGGGTAGCCTCAGGCGCCTCGATCTCGCAAGGACGTGCGTTGTTCTCTGAGAATGGGCGCACCTTCGGCGTGATGGGGAAGGATTACGGTGAGCTGACTGTCAGCACGACTGGCGTGAATACCTTCACGCGATATGGATTCGTCTCCTACGATACGAACCAAGCGCAGATCGTGACGAACGGGTCCAATGCGAATCAGGCCTTTGTGGCGAGCGGCACGAACGGTTATCTTCACGACCTCGCCACGAATACGCTCACGCAAGAACTGACTGGCGATTGCGGCATGGTTGGCATGCTCGACGGTTATTTTGCCGTCTTAGACCCACTCACCAGCACGATGCGTATCTCTGGTCTGAACGACGGCACGACATGGGATCCACTTCAGTTCGTGTCTCGCTCGTCGGCTCCAGACAACTGGGTGGCGATGGCGATCGTGGCGCCAGACGTTTGGCTGATTGGCAGCAAGACCGGAGACATCTGGTATGACGCTGGCACATTCCCATTTCCATTCGCGCCTCGCACCGGGCTGAGTTACAAGTATGGGATCGTCGCCCCATTCACGCTCAAAGCGTCTGGTGCGTCATTGTTCTGGCTCAGTCGCAATGATGACGGTGGCGGAATCGTCGTGAGGACTCGCGGCTATTCACCGACGCCAATCAGCGATGCCGCCGTCGAGACAGCCATCGCGTCCTATGAACGTGACTCCACCATCACCGATGCGGAAGCGTTCGTCTATCAGGAAGAAGGACACACCTTCTACATCCTGCACTTCCCTACAGCCAAGGTCACATGGGCCTATGACATCGAAGAGAACAAGTGGGCCAAGCGTAGCTATTGGAATCCAAACACGATGATGGATGAACCGTGGCGTGCTCGCGTGCATACCTACGCCTTCGGGAAGCATCTGACGGCAGATTTCACGACAGCCAATATTTGCGCGATGAGTATCACGACTGGCACCGAAGCTGACGGATCCGCGATTCGTCGCACGCGCATCGCGCCAGGCATCTTCGATCAGAAGCAGCAAGTCCCGATTCGGAACATGGAGATTTATCTGCAGTCTGGTTTGGGGTTGAAAGAAGGCGCAGCCTCCAGTGCCACGGTGCTCGGATCCGATCCACAGGTGATGTTCACGACGAGCGATGATGGCGGCAATACGTGGGGGAATGAACGCTCGCTCTCTGCTGGCAAGATGGGGCAATACAAACGGCGGCTTCGTATGTGGCGGATGGGCACGCCGCGTGACCGTGTGAACAAGATGGTGGTCACGGACCCGATTCCGTGGCGCATCATTGATGCATTCATCAACAATGACGGGCTCTGAATTCTCGCCGTTTCTCCATCGCACGATTGATATAGCGCCATATGATGACGAGTCGGAACTGGTCTATGCTGAAGAGGAAAATCAGCAAGCGCAGTTAGAGATGTCGTGGTATCACATGTATGAGATGGCAGGCACGCTCGGTAGGCCAATGCTTGCTATGCGTAATTGGGCCATTCGTAACATGTGGTGGGTTGGCATTCTGATTTATGGTAGCTATGCGTTGCGTGGAGTTGTTCTCTGATGGCACTTCCGCCTGACCCTCCCCCGTATCTCGCGCCGATTGCTGAAGGGCGACCTGAAGTGATGGGCAGTGGTTGGATGCGATGGTTTCAGGCCACAGTGTTCAACTTACTCTCCAGTACATCAAGGACACTCCCAGCCATCATCGCGCTCACAGGGCAAGGCGCAGCCATTGGGACCACGAATATTCCGCTTCCAGCCATCACAGCAGGGCAGTATATCCTCAGCTATTATGCGAGAATTACCACAGCGGCTGGCGTCTCAAGTTCGCTCACGGTGACACTGGGCTGGACAGAGAGTTCCATTCCGCTGACCTTCACAGGCATGCCAATGACTGGCAATACGACGACGACGACGCAGAGCGGGTCAGTCATGGTTGTGGCTGATGGGAATACGCCTCTGAACTATTCAACGGCCTATGCGAGCAATGCGGCTGGCGTGATGAAATATCGACTCACCGTGATTGTGCAGAGCACATGACGACTCGCCTTCTTCCACCTGAAGAGTGGACTCGGCTCGATCCTGAGAAGATGAAACTGCCAGCCATTGGAGGCGCAGCGGTGGATGGATCTGTTCTCGTAGTCGAGGACGATCAGGGAGTCATTATCGGGTGTTGGTCTGTCATCACATGCGTTCACGTAGAAGGCGCATGGATCGATCCACGCTATCGAGGCAAGGTCGCTGTCGGGCGTCGTCTCTGGAATGCAATGAAATCTGTGGTGAAACAACGCGGGGCGATGGGCGCATTGATGTGCGCGGTGACAGCCGAAAGTCAGACTCGGATCGAGAAGAAGATGCATGGGATTGAAGTGCTCGGGAAGCATTTCGCGGTGACATTCAATGGCTAATGACAGTTTCAATCCGCTCTCTCTGATCGCCGCTCCAGTCAGCGGTCTGTTTAGTTGGCTTGGGGCAGGGAAGCAAGCCGATGCTGCGAAAGAAGCCACGGCTACTCAGAGCGAAGCTGCGAAATATGCCGCAGATTTGCAATCGAAAGCCGCACAACAGGCACTGGCATTTCAGCAGCAGCAATCCGCGATCGATCAGCAGAACTTCCAGAAGACGCAGAACGCGAACTACGGGCAGTTTCAGACCGCTTCAAACGAGAACTATGGCCAGTATGCGGCAGGGGCTCAGACCGACTATGACCGTTGGGCACTCCATCAGAACAATATGGGCTACCTCGGTCAACTCCTCGGACTGCCAGCGCGTCAACTTCCAGCGGCGAACATCGCAGCACCTCCGGTCTACGGAGCGAATCCCTTTGCGATGAGCGGGAGCGGAGCCGCATCAGGTGGCGCACCGACACAGAGCATCATGGACGCCTTGACAAAGAACTACAAGACACTGGGCTACTCACCGACAGGACCAGGCACAGGACCGACTGACATCGCCTACATGGCCGATGCCATCAACAAAACTGGCGGATTGACGGCAGACAATCAGGGCTATTGGTTGGGTCCGAATGGCCGCATCGCGCAGGAACTGTCCAAGGCCGGAACACCACCGACTGCAAGGGGATAAGACATGGCCGCGATTACCGATCCAAACGATCCACGGCTGACCGATCCGGCCTATGCCAGCGATCCTGATGTCCTCGCCTATCTGAACAGCATCTATGGGCCAGGCGGAAGCGTTGGCGTGACTCCGACAGGACAGACCGCACCTCCGAGTGGTGCCACATTCAATCCTGGCACCCAAGCGTATAACCCTACGGGTCCAGTCACGGATCCGCATGATCCACGTCTGACCGATCCAGCACACGCGACAGACCCTGATGTCCTAACCTACCTGAACGGCATTTATGGTCCTGGCGGCACGGTTGGCGTCACGACCACAGGTCAGAATCCTCCCCCGGCAGGTTCTCCGGGATGGAATCCGCAGACACAGGCATGGGATCCGGCTCCTACGGCAGCGGTGGCACCGGCAGGAAGCGGCGGCGGAGGTGGTGGAGGGACTGCGGCGGCTCCTCCAGCGACCACTGCTGGACCACCAGCCTCTGGTAGTCCCTACTATGGGATGAACATCGGAGACTTCACCAAGCCATTCAGTGAGCAGTTCGCCGCGCCGACACCGAAAGATATTCCGAATGCGCCAGTCTTCACCGCGCCATCCTTCAAGACGCCAGATCCGTTCACGGCGCCGACGCAAGAACAAGCCCAGAATGATCCAGGCTATAAATTCACGCTCGGTCAAGGCATCGGCGCCTTGCTAAATAGTCGTGCAGCTGGAGGGATGCTGAACTCAGGAGCGACTGGGAAAGCCTTAGTCGATTATGGACAGGCC